TTCAACGTAATACCACGTTTTCTGATGGTTCTTGATTCTATTTCTTTCTGGAAGGTTTTAAGACGATTGGGAGAGAAAGAAATCATACTTCCCTTAATGCTGAAACCTAGAAATTTGAACCACTTGTCCATAGTCAGGTACTCTACTTTCTTGGGATTCAAATTCATTGATTTTTCGGCCAATCTCTTTTGTAAAATGGTCATAGCCTTTTCATAGTCCGGACCAACGAACAGCATATCATCCGAATACCTTACGTAAAACCCATTCAATTGGGACAGTTCATCATCCAGGCTATATAGCAACACGTTGGCTAACCAGCTTGCTACTGCGCATCCTTGTTTAAGTGATTGATATTTCTCATGCAGTTCGTTGTTCTCATCGAAATACAATCCGCAATGATAGTATTTTCTTAATACATCAATTAACACAGAATGACCATACTTAGCTTCCACCTTATCAAAGGCTGCGTCAATAAACTGAATGGGAACACTGTCAAAATATTTACTTAAATCAGACTTCCAGCCCACAAAGCCATCGCTTTTCATGTCAACTATTGTGTGACTTACTTCCAGAACCACTTTACCACAACCAATACCAACCTGATAAGATTTACAAGCAGGATGAATCATCTCTGGCATTAAATCAAATAGCAAATCATTCGCGATGCTTAGGATTATACGGTCAATAGGTTCGTTGACATATACAGTACGAAACTCTCCGTTATCTTTCGGGATTTGTGCAATATGTGGTGGTGTTATTTGATATTTACCATTCAACATAGCTTCTGCCATGCGAATTCTGGTTGGTTCTTCTGTCAGTTTGATAAGTTCGCTCTTCCGAATATCCTTCAGAACGCCTTTCTCAATTGCTTTTGTCCATCTATTAATGTCGAAGAACATTGTAAGAATCTTATCTTTCATTTTATATCTCCTTTCTTTTTGAGTTGTTCCTTATATCTCCTGTGCTCACGAATTGTTGCTGCCCATTCTGCTTTTGTAGGTTTGTATCGCCCTTCTGCTTTACGTTGTTTTAAACTCTCTTTATTTTTCAAATATTTGTCTGGGCAACAAATAAATTGAATAAGACGCTTGCTCACTCCAAATATTTTAGCAAGTTTAGAGTAACTGATTAATTGCTTTTCTCTCAACCATTTTATATATTCTTTTTGGTCTGGAGTGAGCTTTATTCGTCTATCATATTGGGTTCCAGCGATACGAATCTTTTCTGATTTATACGGCATCGTTTTTAGGATACATTAAATCATCGTGTAAATTGTTAGGACATCGTTCATCAAACCAATGCCAAACATCAATCTTTGAGGTTCCGGTCGGGAAGTTGAGAAAGTCTTCTTCAATCTCATCATCGTTATTGATCGGGATGTCTCCAAACATTTCCCATAATTCTGAAAGGGTGCATAATTCTACATGCTCTTCACAAATATTACACCAGCAATCTTCTTCCTCAACTGAATCATTATAGCTGATTTCATCTGTATTTGGATTTACCCATGCTCTTTCTTCAACATTATTACTTCCACATTTGGAGCAATACAATGTGTCTAATGACCTTATCCCCTTCTTTTTAAACACTATGTCAAACTGTTTGAGATTTGAAAGTTCGATGAGAACCATTTCTGTAATAAAGGCTCTCATCTTATTAATCTGTTCATCTGATGATATTCCCCATATATTAGCCGCAGCTTGTACTGCATTTTGCATGGAAAAACAGATTTGAGTCCAATCATCATACTCTTTTTTATCTTCGAGAATTTCATGAATTAGCTTTTGGGCTTTCTCAATGTACTCTTGGTTGAATGATTTTGATGTTTTCATATAACTTCACAATTAGTTTAATTTATTATACCATTCTGTTTCAGCAGCATTTGCTTCACGATACAGCATATATACACCACCAATAGTTGAGTTGTAAATAAGAGTGTATCCATCCTTTTGATGTACTGAATCAGTGCCATTATTCACCCACCTTGGTTCTTCGCTGCAAATATCATCGTCAGTCCATTCATCGCTATCCCATTGCTTCAGATAATCAATAACAGCTTTTCCATTCGCATCGGTAAAAACAGTCCCATACCCTTTACCATCGTACAGTTTATCACATTCGTCCAGCATGTCTCCGTACTGGACATCAATGACAATTCTATAAAGCTTTTGATTTCCCATTGAACTTAAATGCGGCATAACTATCTTTTCTTATTACGTTTACGATCTCTTCTTATTTGTTTCTTATTGCGTCCATTTTTAGTGGACGAACCTTTATATGTAGGAGGAACCCGTCTCCACGGAGTCGATTTCTCTTCATAGTCTTCTATTCTTTCAAAATAGACCGTAGGTGGATTTTCAAACAATATCATATTCATTTTTAT